AACTCGCTGTTTATTAAGGTTGTTGAAGGTCGCGCTCCGCGCCAGGTCGGTGGACGTGTCGGCGAAGCCATTAAGGAAGTCGGTATCGTTCTGGCAGAAATGCAAAAGTACGGCATCGAAGGCGGATTAAAGCTTGGCAAGGTAGAAGGATTCTTCCCTCGCTCGGTAGACGCTAACGCGGTAGACGCAGATAAGGCCGGATTTGTACGTGCGGCCACCAAGGCTTATGAGGTTCAGTTCGAACGTCTTAAGCAGGAAGCAAAGGATGAGGCAGCTAAGAACGGTACCGAATACGTCGAAGCAGAAACGCCGGACTTTGATATGATGGCCCGCAAGTGGCGTGACGCCATCCTCCTTGGACGCGAAGGCCTAGACTTTGAGCATGGAATCTTCGAAGAGCCGCGCCAGGGGACCAAGGAAAGCTTTCAGAAGAAGCGCGAGTTCACCAAGGACGAGGCTTTGCTGTTTGATGCTTACCGCGACAAGGACGTCGAGCGTACCGTCATTAACTACGTTGGCGGACTTGTACGAAAGACAGAAGTGTCTCGCCGAATTGGCGTAGACAATGGCGCCTGGGGCAAGATCAAGAGCGAGATGGACAAGCAGGGCGTAGACCCAAAAGACATCGCCGAGATCGAACAGCTAATCAAGTCGAACATTGGTATTGGCGGTAAGCGCCTTGGTGAAGAGACCCAGCAGGCACTTGACTTTACCAAGCTGATCGGAAACGCAGCGTTCTTAAAACTAACCGGCCTTCTCAATTATTCAGAAGCCGCTTCTATGGGCGTACGCACCGAGTCGGCTACAGACAGCGTCAAGGCAGTATGGCAGATGTTTACGCGAACCGGCAATATGGTTGGGCGTCTTACGCCAGAACAGACCACTAACGCAAAGAACGAAATTGAACGCATCTACGGCAAGGGACACGATCTTGCGTCTGCCTTGGCTATCGAGTTTGGCATTAATACGATTGACCGTGGTTTCGGAACTGTTGCGTCCGGGTACCACCTGGATGGCGGTTCTGATTATCATGGTAAACTCAACAAGGCCTCTGATGGTGTCTACAGGATGTACGGCATTCACGCCACCGAAGCGGCGAAGAGAGAGGTCTCTCTCCGTATCGGGGCTGACTTTATTGACACTAATATTAAGTGGCTTGAAGGCACCCACAACCTTCAGAAGCTTGCGCGCGTTATGGGTAAGGAAGCCAAAGCTGACAACCTGGCAAAAGACAGGCTTAAGGAGCTTGGCTTAACTGATGCAGACATGGCCGAGTTCACCACCTGGGTAAAGAAAATGCGTGAAGGTAATGAAACCGAGCAACTCCAAGCTATTATGGGCGGTGATCCTATGGCCGCTAAATACCGACAGGCCCTTATCGTCTTCAACAAGCAGTCTTCCGTGCAGGCCTCTCGCGCGTCTCGCACAGAAGCTGGCAACGATACGGCGTTGGGCCGCATGTTCTTTACGTTCACAACTTTCACCAATGAATGGTCCGCTCAACACGGACGACGCATGCAAGAGCAGAGCCGCAAGATTGCCGGAAACAATAAATATAACGCTACAGAGCGCATGCTTATGGCTGGCGTGGGTCCTGCGTTCGGCGTGGCGGTGGCGGCAACTCACGGAATCAGAACTATTGTTAACATGCTGACTGGGTTTGAATTTAAGGACGGAGAAAGGGTGCCTGGGTGGGTAAAGTCCATAGCTGACGCCTTTGTCTACACCGGCCTGCTGGGTCCGGCTGAAATCCTGTGGAAGGCTTTCTCTCGCGGACAGTTGCCAGCCGGTGTGGTAGGAGACTGGGTAAAGAAGGCCTGGAGCGCGGCGGCGGAAATATTGGAAAACCCGGACTCAAACGCCCGCCAACGAGCCGTCGCTTCGGTGGGTTACCGATCGGCCTTTGTGCCTGCTGCCAACTCTGGGCTGGCCCTGGCTACCGAGATGGCTCCAATGCCATATAAGATTGGGGCTGGTATCGCCGCCCAGTTAATTGCTAATAACCGTACCGAGAAGGCCGTGGCCGACCTCTTTGCCGGCGAGAAGGAAGAGCGAGGCAGCAGCCAGGTACCAGAACCCCGTACGCCCCCGAAGCCAAGGCCTCCGTCGCGATAAGATGATTGACTGATGTTGGGTGTTGGGGGAGTATTCTCCCACAATGCCCAACATTGATACCGACGCCCTGGCCGAGAAGCTCCACGCTGATCTCGGCCTCCAGACTGAGATGGGACGCGAATACCTTCGCGCTATCATTCCTCTAGCCCAGCTTATGGACCGTAAGCAGATGGACTACGGGAGTAGCAATATCAGTTTGAACGGCGAGTTGGGTGTCATGGTCCGCACCCAGGATAAAGTAAGCCGAATCCGGAATCTCCTCACCAAGGAGATGAAGGGCGAGCCGGCTGCTACCAATGAACCGATCATCGATTCTTGGTCCGATCTCGCAAACTACGGCGTCATTGGCCTGCTCCTGCGGAGCGGAAAGTGGCGTTGATAGCGTACGGCCAAGACCGGTAAGCAACGTCTGGAGTGGCTCCAGCGTTACCGCAAGGCGAACCCCGCCAGGGTACTTCTCGCTCTTGCTCGCCAGCGGGCGAAGAAGATGAGGCTTCCTTTCAGCATTACCGAAGACGACATAGTCATTGGTTTTAAATGCCCAGTAATGGGGGTACCCTACAAGACGGGGAAGAATCACATACCAGACGCCAAGGCCCCAAGCCTTGACAGGATAGACCCAAAGAAGGGCTATGTTCCTTGGAACGTAGTGTTTATAAGCCTTATGGCTAATACCATAAAGCACGACGCCACCTTCGAACAGATAGGCAGGGTCGACAGATGGCTGAAACGGTTGACCAAAGCTAAGTCCTAGGGACAATGGTTGGACTATGTTATTCGCATTCATTACCCTAGTTATCGGATTTGCCTGTGGCTTTGCCGCCGGCGTCAAGAACGCCAAGTCCTCCAAGGTCGCTAAGATCAAGGACCTGGCAGAAGAATTTAAGGTCGATAAGGAGTAAGTGCGGTTCGCCCTGTCAGTCGTATTTTGCGCGCTGGCGGGATGCTCGTCCACGCCCGAACTACCCGTCCAGCCGCCGGCGCCCACTAAAGCCGACGCTGTCACCGATCTTGGTAAAGACCTGGACAAGACCGACCACCGCGTAGGTGCTGCCCTGGTCGCCATTGAGCGTAACGCCGATAAGCCGAAAGTGGTGGTAGCTGAATCTCGCCTAGCCCAGTCATACTTGCCTGTACCTCCAGAGCAGGACGTCTTATTCAGTATGGCTCGCGCAGCCAAAGGCGACGAACTTGACTATAAGAAGCAAATGGCTTTTGGGCGTCAGTTGGCGGCGGCGGTCAATAAGGCATGGGAGCGTCTTGAAGCTGACCAATCTGAAGCCAAGAGGGTGTCTGATTTAAAGGACAAGCGGATTGCCGAGTTGACCGAGAAGATTAAGCAAGGTGAGAAAGACATCTGGACTATGGCCGGCGTCGCTCTGGCAGTCATCGGCGGGGTGGTAACCGCCCTGGTAGGTCCACGCACCGGCATTCCATTACTGCTGTGCGGCGGCGCAATAGGGGCATTCCCCTTCGTGGTGGATAGTCCGTACTGGAACTATATCGCCGGAGGTACGCTCGGCGTCGCATGCCTATTAGGTCTATACCTGCTGTGGGATTACGTCCGTGACAAAGCCAATGAAGACACGCCCAAAAATTAAAGTTGAGTTTGAAGAACTCGGTGAGCATCCGCCCACTAACACTAACGCCACCGATTTCGGACAGGCCGACAAGGTCACCGGCGAGGTAACTTTAGATCCACGCCAACCAGAATCTGAATTAATTGATTCAGCCGTACACGAATTTCTGCACATAGCCTGTCCGCATATGGCAGAAAGGAATGTCGCGGCGACCGCGACGATAATCGCGGAGGCCCTTTGGAAGATGGGTTACAGACGTCAATGAGACCTCCGGAAGAATATAACCTCATTGAACAGCTTCAGAACGGAGGCCTGTGGGCGGCTATCATTGGCATGGCCGGCATGATCGCTAGGCTGCTCCTGTCTACCGCTCCTGGTATGACGTGGGGGAAGGCCGCGCGATATGTATTAGCCGCCGGGATTGTCGCTTGGTTTGTCGGCCAAGGATTAAAGGATGTTTCTATGACACAGGGCCTTCGCGACGCTTGCGTCGGTATTGCCGGCGCCTCTGCTTCCCAGATCGTTGACTTCTCAATACTGTGGGTAAAGGAAAAGGGATCTAAAATTAAGGGTTAAACTATTGATGAACACAGGCTTACAATTATTTTACAAAATCTGGCTTTTGTAACTTGACGCCCTACATTATGTAGATCAACGTCTCTTCCATCGGACCCAACGCCGTGAAGAATCAAACACTCGACATCAAAAAACTCATCGCCCGCTTTGGTGGACGCATGGAGCTTTGGCGTCGAATGAATGCCAGGGGTTACGAACTCTCGGTTAAGACGATCGAGAAATGGGGCGAGCGTAACAGCGTCCCGTCCGCTCGCATTATGGAGCTTCTTGAACTTGCTACATACGAGAAGCACCCTATCAATTTGAACGACTACATGGTCCGCTCGGCTCCCAACGCCGGCGAATCCCTTTCCACCCACCGACATGAAAAACAAAAAAGCAAAGTCGTCCCTCGTTGAGGGACCCCGTCCCGTCACCGAAATGTCCCTCGGAGAAATCCAGGGTTACATCTCGATGCACGAAACCAACATCGAGGGATCCAAGCGCAAGCTTGGTGAACTCAACGATGAAATCCGTCGTCGTTTTGAACCCGTCTTGACCGACGCTTTGTCCAAGCAGGACAAGCAGTCCGGCCAGCACACGTTCGAAGCCGAAGGCTTCAAGTTCACCGGCGAGATCAAGTCCACCGTTAAGTGGGACTCGCCTACCCTGGAGCGCATTGCGACCACGATGCCCCCCGAGATGATGCGTCGTATCTTCAAGATCGATTTCTCGGTACCCGAGAAGACGTTCAAGACCATTACCGACCAGAAGCTTATCGATGAACTCATCGAGGCCCGCACGGTTAAGTACTCCGAAGCCAAGATCATCTTCTCCGCCTAATCTCCCAACCCAACAACCGCATGAAAATCATCAAGGCAAGCGACCGCCTCAAGGCCGCACCAAAAGTCAACATGCTCATCTTCGGCCCGTCCGGAGTGGGCAAGACGACCCTCGCCCGCACCCTCGACCCCGCCACGACCCTGTTCGTGGACCTGGAGGCAGGCACCCTCGCCATCCAGGACTGGCCCGGTGACGTCATCGACGTCCGTGCCGCCGCCCAGGAGTACGGTCGCTACCCGTGGGAGATCGCCCGCGCGCTCGCCCTCTACATCGGCGGTCACGACCCGAGCGATTCCGTAGGCTCCTACTCCAAGCCCAACTACGACGCCGTGCAGGAGGCGTTCAAGGACATCGACCTCAAGAAGTACGAGACGATCTTCGTGGACTCAATCACCGTCGCCTCCCGCGAGTGCTTCAAGTGGGCCGAAAAGCAGCCCGAAGCCGTCTCTGAAAAGACCGGCAAGCCCGACACCCGTGGTGCCTACGGCATCATTAAGAAGGAGATGATGCGCTGGACCACACACCTCCAGCATTGCAGCAAACCCGTCATCATGGTCGGCATCCTTAACCGCGAGGAAGACGATCTCAAGCGGGTCACTTGGTCTCCCCAGGTTGAAGGCGCCGCTACTGGCCGTGAACTTCCGGGTATCTTCGACCAAGTCATCACCCTTCAGAACTTCAAGGCAGAGGATGGCGTAATGTACCGTGGCCTCTGCTGTCAGCAGCAGAATCCGTGGGGCTACCCCGCCAAGGATCGCTCTGGACGCCTCGACGTGCTGGAAGCTCCAGACCTCAAGGCTCTGGTTAAGAAGATCCGTGAAGGCAAACGCACCGACTCCAACGTCATCACCGTGATGCCCGAGAAGAAGTAATTTTCCACCCCCCAAAAAACACCAAGAAAACATGAGCATGTTCTCCCCCACCTCCGGAGCCAGTTCGGCACCGGAACTCATCCCCAACGGCACCATCTCCTGGGCCATCCTCACGGTCCAGGCCGCGCGCCAGTCCGGCACCACCGGCGGTACGTACTACCCCGTGACGCTGACTCTCGTCGGCGGTGACCACGAAGGCCGTAAGGTCTTCGACATGGTCCCGGACATCCAGGACGACCGCAACAGCGAGAAGTGGCGCAAGATGGGCATCACGTCCGTCGCCCGCATCTTCGAATCGAGCGGTTGGTTCACGCCCGCCAAGCCCGAGTCGTACAACGCCTTCGAAGGCAAGCCCACGCTCGAAATTATGAACGGCATGGACGGCCAGCGTGTCGCCATCAAGGTCAAGATCGAGGAGTCCAAGGACCCTGCCTATTCTGACAAGAACAAGGTCGGCGAATGGCTCTCCCCGAACCCCGCGTCCGGCGGCTACAAGGATTACCAGAAGCTTATCGGCGGTCAGACCGCTATTGATACCGCTCGCGGTAACGCCTTCAGCGTTAAGCCCACGACCACCGCTCCCGCTTCGATCCAGAAGCCGGCGTGGCCGAAGGCTCCCTCCGGAAACGGACCGTTCTAAACCCTCGCAGGCTTACCGGACCCCCAGCCCAGATATTGCTGGCGTATTATTCATTCTACGCTGTAATATCTGATAGGTCCGGTAAGCCTGTTCTCTTTAAAACACCCAAGGTGCGAGTGAAAAGCGTTAAACCAGCCGTCGGTCTGGACACTTCCGCTTTAAATTCACGCAGGAGTGAAGCGGCTGTTGGGGTCGCCTCTCCTCCCGCACCCCCCCTTTCTTTAGATCGGCGTTTAGTCGGTAGCTCAATCCCCTCTGCTTCGGTACGCGGTGGTGTCTTTTTCCTATGAAGCTCCGCCCTCGACAGCAGGAGTTCGTGCGAAAGGCCCTGTGGGCCATCGCCGAATGCGGAGAGACCCTAGGCGTTGCGCCTACGGGTGCCGGCAAGACTGTCATGCTGTCAGCCGCCATTCACCAACTGATGAGCAAGACCCCAGGAATGCGGGTGCTTGTCATCCAGCACCGCGACGAACTGGTAGCCCAGAATAGGGCCACCTTTAAACGGGTAGCCCCCGAGACCCCCTCCGACATCTACGCAGCCGATCGCAAGCGTTGGTCCGAGGGTGCCACTTTTGCGATGGTCCAGACCCTCTCGCGCCCAGACAACCTGGAGACGATGCCCAGGATGGACCTTATTGTCATCGATGAGGCCCACCACGTTGCTGCCGTATCGTACCGCTCTATCTTGGATCGGGCCAGGGAGCTAAACCCTAACCTCAAGGTACTGGGCGTCACGGCTACCCCCCAACGAGGGGATAAGAAGGCCCTTAAGGAGGTCTTCTCCAATGTCTCC